TTCACGCTGAGCAGGTCGGCGGTGCCAAGCACTTCACCAAAGAAGATCTGACCGCCTGATGAGTTGCAGACACAACCCATGTTCGGCGAGACGTGCGCCATGATGTAGTTTTGATTCGTGGAAGAATCGTACTGGTAGTCAAACATCCACAAATTTTCTGCGTTGTTGACAAGCGCGTCAGAGCCGTTGACCATGTCTGTTTTGGTCGTGGTGATGGTGGTCGCCGTAACAACCACTTCACCATTAGAAGCCGAGCCAGCGACCGATGCGGTGATCGTGATGACTGCGCCGACAGCGGCTGCGGTGTAGTTCGGAGTTGAAGCGAATGCCGTAATATTCGCGGCCACCGCCGTCGCCGTTGTGGCGAGGTCAGTCGTGAACGCTACGGCACCGGACATGATGTCAACACCGTTGATCTTGATGCTACCGACAGACCCGGCAGCGCCGCCCGTCAAGGTGACCGTGCAGGTTCCTGCGACAGCTGCAGGGGTCCGGTCTGAGACGACTGACGAGTTCAACGAGGAGTCCATAGTAAAGCGTTCAAGCGTCGTAGCGCCGCCCGAATGACAGTAAACAAACCCCTGCTGCGTAAACGTGCTGAACCCGCGACTGATTTCTGTCAGGTATTTCTGGGTTGATCTGTACCCGCCAACTTTGCGCGGCAACGCTCGCTGCCAACGCACCCACTGGCCATCCACATAGAAGTCGCCCTCAAATTTGGTTCCGTCCCGCTTGATGCCGGGGTTAGACTTGAGAACGATAGTGGTGTCGGGCATCAGAAGCTCCCGCCGTTAACGGTTCCCGCAGGAGCCACGCCGAGCGCCGCCCAAGCAGCCGCCTGATCCACAGCCGTGAACACGCCGATGCCGACCGAGGCGCCACCCAAGTTAATGAGCGCAGCGCCTGCGGTGGTCGCGCCGGTGCCGCCCTGAGAGACGTCCAGAGGGATGGAGATACCCCCGGTGTCGGCATTCAAAACATCCGTGCCGTCAGAATAAAGGATAGCCCTCTGGTTCGTGGCTATGACCACACCTAGGCCCGCCGGGGTTTTAACGGTCAGCGTGTACGGTCCGGTCGTGCGGTTGTCCACCCAATATTGCTGTACCGTAGCGGGCACAATGATATTGCGGTTGCCGGTCAAGGTGCCTGTGAACCGATAGGCCACGCGGTTGAGTTCCGTGCCGGTGAGAACGTAGTTCCCCGTGCCCGCGACGTCAATGACCGTGTAGTCAAACGCAAAGGTCGCCGACTGACCAAAGCCGATAGTGTAAAAGTCACTACCGTCGCATGCGATGATTGCCGATTCACCCGGCTGGAAGCTCAAGAACGAGTTGCCGTCAATCAGGGTTGTTCCCGGCGCATCAGCAGAGATTGCACCGCTACCTGAGTTGCGCAGGTAGATGAACCAGTTGTTGTTAACAACGGTTGGCGTAGGCAGCGTTAGAGTGCCGCCAGCGCCAGTCCAGTTGAACATTTTAGCACGGTCAGCTAACGACGTGGTGAAGTCAGAGTTGAAGGACGTAACCGGCACAGACTGGCTCAGCAGCGCGCCAACAGCCACAATACCTGTTCCTGCAAGCGCAGAAGCGTTGGCGGTTGAAGTCGTGGCGCCATACTGCAGTGACTGCCAAGTTCCTGCAGCCGTAGAGTTGTTCGTCAGGTAAACTTGCCACAGCGTTCCAGCCGCGACCGTGATAACCTGAACACCCGCCGAGTTGCGAACGGTAAAGGTTTGAGCGCCCCGGTTGTTGAACAGGATCGTGTTACCCGTGCCGGTCTTGTTAGCCTCGGGCAGCGTGATGCTCAGCCCGGACGTGGACGGCGTAACGTCCATGATCCGGGTAGCAAGATTTACGTTGGTGGAGGTTTCCTCCGGCCAGCTGAGAACGATGTCTGTAGGCAGTGCGACCGAGCTATAGCTGATCTCGCTAGGGTAAATGTTCGCGCCGCCGAACACATCTGTGTAAATAGGCATTACGCTTCACTCCTGTTAGCTGAACGATCCATGATGCGCTTCAAGTCTTCTCCGTTGAGAGCCTGAGCGGAACGGTCGTACATTCCTTGCCAGATCTGAATGCGCTCGTCGCTCTTGAGGAACGGGGCCGCTTCGAGCAGCGCCGCGTAAAGCAGCAGGTCAGGCGCGTATTCAGTGAGCCAGTTTGTTTGAAACTCATCGTCCAAGAAGCGAGGCTGTTCGTAGTAGAGAATCTCAAGCGTCTGAACGGTTGCAGGCGTTGGCGTGATAAGCCAGTGCTGATAGTCGTAGTCAGCATAGAACTGCGGCGCAGCAGTTTCGGCTTCATCAGGCCAGTAGCTACGGCAGTATTCATATGAGCGGGCATAGATTGGCGAACCGTTGACCGTCATGCTGATGGTATCGCGCCACCTGTCGGGTTTGAGGTAAACCGCCACGCCCGCCTGCAGCGGAGTCTGCACGGCACGGATGAAGCCTTGGATCTTCAGCTCGCGCGCAATCCGGCGCTCGCCCAGCGTGATCAAACGGGGCAGCTGCTCATAGACGATCTGGTCGCTTTCGGCGGTGAAACCACGCTCAAGATAACGGCGCACGTCCGTTAACAAGCTGTCATAGGTCATGCTGTATGCCATGCGGACTCCGGAGTTAGTTTCCGCAGCTGTTGCAGCATGCGCCCGTGTGATGAATTATAGCCTTGAAAGATGGCGGAAGGCAACCCAATTCAGCGTCAGCAGAATTTAACCTGGGTTGCCCTCAGTATTTAGCCGAGAAGCTTGGCCAATGTCTTAGGGCCGGCAACTCCGTCGGCTGTCAGACCGTTGGCGGCTTGCCACTTTTTGAGCGCAGCCTCGGTGCCCGGACCAAAGTCGCCGTCAGCCGCAAGCCCGAGTTTAGCTTGCATTTTCTTGACGTCGTCGCCCTTAGAACCACGACGCAGCGCGCCGCCAGAAGCCGCGACTGCAGCAGGCGCAGGAGCGGTGATCTTACCGCCGAGCGCCGCCATGGCACGGGCGTGGCGAGCTTGACGATCTGGCAAGCCGATGTCACCGCCGTTGATCTTCTTGGTCAGCGCAGCCACGTTACCCGTGTCGGCGATTGCGTTCAGCTTGTTCGTGTTCCAGAACCACAGTGCAGACGCGAGCGCACCTTCTTTGGTCTCAAGCCACTCAGCAGCTTGTTCCGCCGTCATGTCGTAGTCTTTGGCGAAGCGCGTATAGTTATCACGTCCAGTCAACTGCTTGAGGCCACGGCCACGGAAGCGCCATCCGTCACCGGGCTGGGTGTTGCCCAGCTTTGAGGTGCGGAACTCATCCATGTAGACATAGTTGGCGATCTTCTCTGGGTTCTTGGCATACTCGGCGGCATTACGTTTGCCGGGGCCGAAGTAGCGGGAGAACACCTTGTTCAGCGTTTCCTCGCGATAGTTCAGGTTCTCAGACAGAGCGTTGAAGTCCATGCTCTCATGGGCGCACTGCGAGATGAAACCGGCAATGCGCTGGTCAGTCGTGATGTCGTATTTTGGCAGAGCTTTATTCAGCTCCTCGCACCAAGCCTCGACCTCCTTATTGGTGGGAATCATGGCCCGTAACTGGTCTACGGTGATCAGGCTCATTTCTTCTTACCCTTCTTAATGACTGCGCCGAGCACAGCTTCCTTCGCCATGTCTTTACCCATACCGCCGAGGAGGTCACCGACGTTGCCTGTGGTGGCGACTTTGATCGCGTTTTCTACTGGGTCGGGCAGGTTCACTTTGTCCAATACCGCGTCAACGGCTTTCTCTTTAACCTTACGGCCAACGAGCATTCCAATCATGCGTCCGATCATTCTGCAATCCCCCAATCTTCGGCCAGCATATCCGTCTGGCTGGCAAGCCACGGAACCCGAGCGCCCGGAGTGTTCTGGGCGTCGTCGGGGTAATTCAGGTAAACGTAAGGCAATGTCATTTTGCTATGAGCGTCAGGAATCTGCAATTCCAGCCACAAGCCTTTGCCGTTCCAGCCCGTGCGCGAAAGGCGCTTGCCCTGCTTGAGGGCGCGGAGTGCGTCTCCAAAATCCATCACTCGGTGTACTCCTGTTTCGGCGGCTCATCGTTGCCACCCTTGTTACGGTTGTTGCCTGCAGCCATCACGCCGCCTAGCGCACCAACGATGAACGATGCGATGGGTGTCAGAAGCTCAAAGAACTTGCGGTCGTTTTCGCTCGACTCGCCGAGAGGCTGGGTCACGAAGACGAGGCTGTAGAGGATGGTGAAGATGGTCCCTGCTAAGATCACCACCAAAGCGCAGCCGATGAAGTACCGCAGTTTGGCTTCCATCATTTCTGGGTCGTTCTTGCTCATTGCGAGTCTCCTGTCAGGTCAGTGGCGCACATGCCAGTGCGAAGGCAAATCGGCGGGGTGCACTCAAGCGCCGCCCAGTTCTCAGGGTCTTGGCAGGGGTAGCGATAGAAACCATCCCCGCTAACCCAGAAGATCGCGGCGATGGCGGCCAGAAACACCACCCAGATCAAGGCTTCCATCTTCATCATTGCATCGGGTTCCTTATCAGGTCGTCCATAGCTTTCCACAAGTCTTCGATCTCGGCGTCGTATTTCTCAAGCTTGCCAGCTATCCCGCCGGTCACGCTGTCCGACTTCTCGACCATAGACCTCAAGTCCATCAGTTCTTTCTGTTGCTCGAGAATCGTCCCCATCTGGGTGCTAATGGCCGACAGCTTCGGTGCAAGCCCGCGCACATCATTGTCCTGTATCGCTTGCTCCAGAGTTTGCACCCGGCTCTCGACACCCAGCACGCCCTCAACACTTTCCTCAACAGCCCAGAAACGGTTGACGGTATCATAGCCGACGTAGATCGTTCCGCTCAAGCCTGACAGCACGGGCAAGGCGGCGGCAAGCCACCAGCCCTTCACGTCAAAGCCAGCAATCCGCAGGCTGTTGGTTTCAGCTTCCTCGCTCACGAACCATACCCGGCAGCGTAGACATCTTCGACCGACACAGTGTTTGCCTGTAGCAGCCCTTGCAGGCCGATGCCGAAGGCGTCAGCGCCGGAGATGTTCAGGATGTCAGCCGTGGCCGAGTAGGTCACCGTGGTGCCGTACAGGCTGGTGCCGCTGTTGGCAGCGTAGGCGTCAACCGTCCCGGTCATGGTCGTGTTGCGCGAGGCAGCGAGGAAGGCACCAGCATCGCGGGCGTAAGCCTGCACCGCGCCCAGAGCATTGTTGTAGTTGCTCACGTCGGCGGCAGTGATGGTCATGTCGCTGTTGGTCAAGATTGTCTGTAAGGCCATCTGCTCTGTCACGGTGTCGGCGTTAGCGGCCATATTCGCCACCGCCTGAACCTCCATCAAAATCGCAGTTGCGGCAACGAGGTTATCGACAGCCGAAGAGAGATTGACCATCGCTGCTTCGTGCTGATCCTGAAACAAAATCTCAGCGTTATAGTACGTCGCGTCGATCACCCCCTGAACATCGGCGTTATAGTCCAGCCGCATCTGTTCGGTGATGGCCGCATCTTGCATGACGCCCGGTGCGAGGATGTCGCCGTTGCTGGCGCTGTAGATCGCACCAGCCGTCAGGCTTTGGGCAGCGGAAAGCTGGTTAAGGATTGCTTGCGCCGACCCCTGCAGGTTCGTCATCGTTGGTTCTGCGTGAGCGGCGGAAGCGCTCAGACAGAGTAGGGCCAGTGTTTTCTTGAGGTAGGACATCAGGAAGCTCCTCTCCCATCATCAGGAATGTGTCCCAGAAGGGCTGATCATCAGTGTACCCGACTACGTAGGCGCGGGGGTTGCCGCGCATAGCCAAGTAGCCTTCTCTACCGACAAGCAATTTACCTGTCTCTAGCGAGTAGATCGGGCACGGGGTGCTGGCTAGCGCCATGGCTTTGAAGATCGCGGCGCTGTCGCACATGACCGAGATGCCACTGACTTGCAACCCGAGGCCACCAGCCTCTTGCGGGGTTCCGAGCAGGCGGGCGTCTTTGCGCCGGTTGCACTCGGGGTCTTGCTCCATTTTACCCTCGGCGCGACCAAAGATGCTGATCTGGAAGGCGTTCTGCACCGGGATCAAGCAGCTGTCGTTGCCACCTCCGCCCATAACTGTCGGTGCTGCGGCTGTCGGCACTGGGGTAGAGAACGGCGCAGACCCAGAACCGTTGTAGTTCGTGGTGCTGTCGTTGTTGTTTGACCCAATAGTAGAGTTTGTGTTGCCAGAGTTGGTGTTCAGGTCACCTGTTACCTGGGCGTTGGCGGTTGCGGTCAGTAGACAGAGCACAGCGCACCCATAACGTCCCGCGTGTCGCCAGAGCAGAGAAGCGCGTTGGCCGCGTCCTCTTGACTCATGTAATATAAGGTTTCTGCGTTCTGACGAATTTCGCATTGCGCGTCCCCTTTCGGGCAGGCGGTGGTATAAGCCACCGAGGAGACGGTGACCGGGCCGCAGCCCGCAACCAAGATAAGGAGGGCAAGCCTCATTTGACGCCCTTCTCAATCAGCCTGTCGATCTTCTTCTCCAAGAGGTCGAGCCGCGCCAATACCCGGTTGATGTCAGAGTGCAGGTCAGCTTTCGTAGCGTAGTCCTCGCGCGTCCTGTTGAGCAGGATTTGCAGCCGCTTTACCTCGTCCATGTGACTCTTGAGTATCCAGCCGAAGATGCCGAGGATGGCGGTCAGGCCGAAGTTTATAATCATCTCCGTGGTCATCAGATCACCTCACGCGGAAGAACGACAGCGGCGCCAGCCGCCGTGGCCGCAAAGTCCCAGAAGTCCATTGTGCCAGCGCCGCTCACTTTATCCCAGACTTCTTTGCCCGCGCCGATCATCGCGACAAAAACAAAAGCCGCCCAAGCTGCGGTGTCGTAGACCACCAGCGTCGAGGCGATAGCCATGCCTGCCCAGAAGTGTGCCTGTTTATCCAGCGGGGGCATCTTGAACCTTTAGCGAGGCGGTCAGCATGTTCATGAAGGCATCACGGCCCACTTGAAGCTGGTCGAGGTTGAAGCGCGTCGAACCGATCTTGCGGTCCAAGTCTGCCACATGGTTGATGAGAACCTTCTGCTCGTCGGTCAGTTGGTCCTCGGTGTAGTCCTGATCGTTGATCGTGATGGTTACTGGTTTTTTCTCGGCCATCGTGATCCTCCTTCTGGTTAGGGGTTAAGTTGTGCGCGGAGGCTGTCAACCTCTGCTTTGAGTTCCTGAATGGCGGCGACGAGCAGCGGGATCACATCCGTGTATGCGAGGCTCAGAGTATCGTCTTCCTCGCTGTTCTGATACACCGCCTCTGGAAGAACCGCCTGAACGTCCTGAGCGATCAGGAAAGAGCGTCTCTTTTCAGGAGCATCAGACTTGTATTTGCCGATAACAGCCCGAAGGCTTGACACCTTATTGGCTGCGTCAGTAATCGGCTCGATGATGTCTTTAATGCGCTCGTCGGAGTAGGAACCCCAAGATGCTGCGCTGTTTGCCAAACTTACGCCCGCAGCCTGATTGCCGCACCACACCCTAATCTGAGAAACACTTCGGGCCGCAAACATACCTCCGCCAAATGAACCGGGGCATTCTAAATAGAGCTGTGCATCGTATCCAGCCCCGTTGTGGGCCTGCACTGTGAGAGTGGCATTGCTGGTCAACCCGTCAGACGTAAGCCTTGCACTGGCACCTCTTACGAGTAGCTTGTCGCTGCCCGTCGTCGTTCCCACCAACAGGTTTCCGCTGGAGTCGATGCGGGCGCGTTCTGTGACATTTGAACTCGCATTTGTGCGTGTACCGAACGTCAGCGCAGAAGCAGCATCGCCTGTGTGAACGGCACTGATAGAAGCTGCGGCAACGTTTGCTGATCCGAGAGCGTCAAGCCGCAATGTTGCAGCCGTTGCGTTGGTGCTGGAGTCATTGCGAATGTACGCAATCGCCCCGCTCGTAAGTGTGTCGCTGGGACTATAGACGGTATTTATGGTGTTGTTCGCTTGGAGCCTTGCCGAAGGAGAACTCGTCCCAATCCCCACGTTGCCCGCAAAGTAGTTCGTGGACAGAGAGTCATTGATCCAGATACCGTAGCGGTTGGTCAGGGTGCCCGTGACCGTGGGGGCATCAGCGCGGAAGGCGTAGTAGTTGGTCATCGTGCCAGTGGCAGCGACCGTCGGGCCTATGAGCTTGACGCCGTAGCCGTCGGTGACCGTGGCGGTGCCGAGGGAGGTGGCTGCACCAACAGTAAAGGTCAAATTTTCAAATGCAGCCATCGTCGTAGCAGCGGTATTCGGAGAGCTTGAGCTGCTCCCGGACTGCACTGCAGCGACAAACGAGGCCTGAGACGTAGCGGTTCCAGAGTTGTTTGTAGCTGTTGCAACAGCTCCGGTCAATCTCGGAGAGACGGCGGTGCTGGGCAATGTGGTTAAATGCCGAGCGCTAAGCGTAGCCCCCTGATAAAAACCACTTGAGTTGGTCGAGAAGTCTGCCGCATTACCTCTGTCAACCTGACCCACAATTCCTACGGCTGCAACCCTTGCCGACGATCCGGTGGCCCCGATAGCAGGCTGACCCATAACGCCAATAACTTGAGTTGAGTTGCTTCCACCGGTTCCGTCGTTAGACAGCGTAGGCGCGGAAACAGAGCCATAAAGAACAGCTGACGCAGACCCTGTCGAAGTGAGGTTGCTCGTGACATTGAGCGACGACAGCGCGGTTGTGTTGGCAGTGCCCGTGGACGCGGTGGTGAACGGATAAACCCCATACCCCGTGAGCGCCATGCCACCAGCCGTGGTCGTGGAGGTGAAGTCCGTGGTGGTGCCGAGCAGCAGGTTGCCCGAAGAGGTGATCCTCATGCGCTCTGTGCTGCCCAAGCTGAACTTCAGCGGACCTTGGCCCCCAGCAACAAAGCCGACGTTAATGTCCATACCGCCAGCGTCAGAATTGCTTGGGGTCAACTCAAACGTCGTTTTGCTGGTCCGCAGATGCACATTGCCAGAAGAAGACGTAGCCGAACCCACGGAGAGGTCTGCTGTCGGGCTGCTCGTCCCGATGCCGACAAGGCCCGCAGACGTAACCCGCAACCGCTCAGCCCCACTCGTCTCCACAGTCACCGTATCAGCGGCAGGGAAGCGAATGGCGGTGTTCGTGTCACCCGAATGCACGATCTTGTCGGCAATGGTCACGTCGCCCGAAGCAGTCACCGTGGTGAACGTCCCGGCAGCAGCAGAAGACCCACCGATAACAGCCCCGTCGATGGTGCCGCCGTTGATGTCCGTGGTGGTCAAGACAGACGAAGCCAGCGTAACAACGCCCGTGCTGTCCGCAATCGAGCCAGCCGAAGTGCCGTCTTTGGCCTTCAGGGTGGTGACTTCGATGTTCGTCGTGTCAACGGTCGTGGCGTTAACGGTCGTAACATTGAGGGTAGAAGTGAACGTGACGTTACCCGCGCCGTCCGTCGTCATAACCTGACCGCTGGTGCCGTCGGCGGTCGGATACTTGAGACCCGCCGGGTTGTTCATAATGCGCTTAACGGCCCCTGACGCATTTTCTGCGTAAAGCGCCATGTCAGCGTCATTGATGTTAATAGCGAGTTCGCCGGGGTTAAGGTTTGACGCGCTCGGAACTGCACTAGCAGTAGTACTGCGGTACAGCTGAATCGGGGTGTAGCCGGTCTGTGCCATTGCTGTTACCTCTTTCTCAGGTTATTAGCGGACATTATGCCTTTGAATTTGCCAAAAGGCAACAGTTTATTCATCAGAACACCCCTCCGTCCAGGCCACTCCAGCTGGGCGCGCTTGAACCGTTAGACAACAGCACTTGCCCCGCTGTTCCGTTAGTCAAGAAAGCCGTAGCACCCGAACCCGTTTGATAAGGGATCTGGCTGGCGGCACCGCCCGCAAGGTTAGTGGAGGTTGTCGCGCTGGTTGCCGCAGTTGCGTTACCAACCGTGACGCTGGCCGGGTCGGTCCAGACTGGCGAAGTCCCGTTGGAAGTTAGAATACGGCTAGAGACGCCGATCGGGATTCGGTCAAGCGAAGACGCCGTGTTGGCAAAGATCAAGTCGCCGGTCGCGTAGCCGCTAATACCCGTGCCACCATTGGCTGGGGAAACCGGAGTGGTCAACGAAAACTGAGTGCCTGACAGCGTTAGTCCGGTTCCGGCAGAGTAAATCTGCGTGTTGGCAATTTGAGAAAACGTGATTGCCGTAGTCCCGAACGTGATGACGCCAGAAGTGTTACAGGTGTAGGTCTCGCCCGCACCCGTCGCACCTTGTTGAACGAACACCGTAGAGCCTTCGCTCAGACCATTTGCACTGTTGATGACGTAGGTGTTAGCGTCACTGGAGCGGGTCAGAACCCAGTTGGTGCTGCCAGAGCCGGTATCGGTGACGACATAGATGCCGTTTTGGGTCTGATCGGTCTGCTGGTACACCAGAACGCGGTCGTTTGTGGCGACAGTCACACCGTCAATGACGAGAGCAGCCTGCACCCCCGCGTTGGTCAGAGTGGCCCCGACTCCGGCGGTGCCGTTGTTGTACGTCGCGTTCAAGTTGATCGGCGACTCAACACGAACCGGCTGATGGAAGTGAATACCGCTCGCTACGAGCGTGTCAACATACTGCTTAGTCGCAGCCTGCAGGGCGGAGGAAGGGTCTTGAGTCAGCGTGACCGAAGTGAGGCCCGCCAGCGTGGTCGCGGTTCCCCCAAGCGACACCAGAGTGCTGCCGATGGTTAGCGAGCTGTTGCTGAGAGCGCCGTTCGGAATGCCGGTGAAGTTGGTTCCCGTCAAAGCCGGAGCCGTGCTGTAGCTCGGGGTAGAGCCACCCACGAGAACCCCGGACGCGGTGGCGAGCAGAGACGTAGCGCCGGACCCAGTCTGGTACGGAATAGAACCCGCAGCGCCGCCAGCAATGTTTGTCGCAGTGACTGCGGTGGTTGCCGCACCCGCCGTAAAGGAAGACCCTGTTCCCGTCAGCCCGGTGCCGGGGCCAGAGAACTGGGTCGTAGCGGTGACAAGGGTTCCGGTTACTGCTGCCGGGGTCGTGCCGCCGATCGGCGTGCTGTTGATCGTGCTGCCGGTGATTACCTTGCTTGAAAGCGCCGCCGGGATGTCAGCGTTGTCCAGCAGGCGGAAGGTCGTGGG